CGCTCCTGAAGGGGTCCAGGCCGGCGATTGCCTCGGATCAAAGAACGTCGTGCCGCCAGGTGGGCGCGCCGCATCACGCGCCATCTGCTCCGTCAGCCAATAGCCAACGAGCCGCCCGTCCAGCATGACCGATCCGCCTGCCCCATCTCCACGCTCGCGCGGCGGCGGAGGTGCCGGGGCCACCGCTCGCTCCAATGGCGCCGAGCTCCTGGGTGCGACCGTCCGCTCCACCCCGGGCGCTTCAGGGGCAACCGTCGCCTGTATCGTGAGATTCGGACCCGCCACTGATACCCCATGTAACGCTCTCTTCTGCCCGGCGGCCGTTTCCTCTCGGGGGCGCAAGGGGATCGCCTGCACTGATGCCGTCATGGCCTCCGCCGGTTCCGAGCGCGCGGCCGGTTCCCGCATCGGCGCGACGCTCGCGACTTCCACACGGGCCTGCTCCTCGGGAGCCGGACTCCTAGGCGATGACGCCCTACTTTCCATGCCAGTCTCGGGAAGCCCAGGAGCCGCCTCCGCCGCCGGAGCGGCCGATAGGGTTCCAACTACCTTGTGCACCGTGACTGGTGCCGCAATGGCGGCGCGCGGCGCATCGGCTTGTGGCGTCGTGGTCCCAGCACTCGCGGGCACCGGCCCCTCTCGCTCTCGTTCGAAGGTACGAGGGTCGGCACGCTCCACGGGAGCGCTTACGATCTGCGTCGTCACCACGGGTGGAACCGCGCTCACTGGGTTGTCCGCGGACCGGTCGCGCACGGATGGCAAGCTGCTGATTACCTCAGAGCCATCCGTCGCCCCCGACGCTGCAGTCACCGCAGACAGGGCCGGCGCCTTCACGCCCGCCGCAGCCGCAACCGCTCGTGCGGCCGTCTCCGCGCCCTGTGTGAGCTCGACCAACCCTGCAGTGGTGGCAGCAATTCCCCGGTCGACTTCGGCTAGCTCCCGCTGAATCACCTCAAGCCCCGCGCTGACTTCGTCTTGCAACGTAAGCTGTATGCCAATCTCATAGGCGTCGATCATGGTCCCTCGAGAATGTCCGCCAGCCCTCCAGCATCATTCGGATTGCCGCTACCACTTGGCCTCAGTTCGGCGTTCTCTCTATCCGCAAGCTGCTTCACCCCGGAGCGGAACCTCTCTCCCCGTGGTCGGAGCCTCGACATGCGCGCGACTGGCTCCTGTCCGATCTCATCACTCCGAACCTGGATTGGTATAACCAGCGTATCAGCCCCAAAAGGCAGCGAGGTCATCGCCACTGCCCCGCGGCGTAATCCCAAACCAGCCCTTCCAGCTCACCCATCGTCACCACCCACACACGTCGTTCTTCGGGATGAAGACTGAATGCCACGTCAAACGGCACGCCGTTCCTCACCAAGAACAGCGGGTCGCGAATATCCGCGAGCTGAGTCCACGTCTTTAGCGCGGTCGGATCGCCCAACCCGCCCGCGCCTATCGGTTTCCCTGGGCGGCGTCCGCCAACCCCTGTCCGACAGCGATCATGCCTGCATCACCCAGTCGGTGCACCAACGCCTCGAGCTGTCCCTCAGTCATCGGCGCCGGTTGCGGTACGCCGTCAATCGCGCTCACGCACATTGCAAGCATTGCGTACCCAACATACCGCTCATTGTTGGCCAACGCCGGACCAACGGCTTTGAAAAGGCGCAGCCGGTCCAACGCTCCCGGCCGGCGCACCATTAGCTTGCGCCCTGCCGCGTCCGTCACTTCGAACGTCTTTGTCGCATCGATGATGATGCGCTCAGACGGCGAAGGCCCGTTGCCGCTCATCAGATGCGTTTCCGCCGGCTCGCAAAGAATTCCAGCCGCTGTTTGACGGACGAGTCGCCCTTCCATTGGCCCGCACTAGCCATTTTGAACACCGCCCCGTCAAACTGGAACGTGCTGATCGAGCCGTCCGCCTCAGTTACATATTGATACAGCGTCCCTCCCTGCAGCACCCCATTGGTGTGCCAGGCTTGCTCCAGCCCATCGATGAAGTTGTCCGCCGCCGGACTTCCCCGCTCGAGCTCGAAATGTCCTTCCCAACCTTTCGGCAGCTCTGCCGCCAGGAACACGCCATCCAGACGGTCGATCCGAATCGGATGTGTTAGCTGCCGGCTCTCGAACCCGGTCACATGCGTCAGATCGACCCGGCTGCCCGCCTGGCCGCCAGCCCCGCTAGGTCCGATCACCACGAGCTGGCAATCGCGCCCCGTCGAAAACGTATTCGCCGGCATCGCTCACAATCTCCCTGAAGCCGCTTTACGCAGATCGAGCCAAGCCTTGCACGACGATCCGCAGAGGACTCTGCTGACCGGATCCCCAGGGGAGCCGGCATTCACGGCGATTAGCTACTCGCCGCCGCGGCAACCTGGCCTGATGGCAGCGTCTGCCGCGTGACCTGCACGGTCTGCCCACCTTCCAGGTTCACGATAAATCGCTCGTTGATTGCCTGATACTGAATCTGTGCATCCGACTGCACATAACCCAGGCTCGTCCGCCCGGGCGGATTGTTCGTGAGGTCGCAGATGACATTGAACGGCTGCGTCCCATCAGTGCTTCCCAAGATTCCCTGGCCAAGCAGTGCCTGCAAGAAGCTGAGTTGCGTGCTCCGAATTCTCCGGAACAGCGAAGCATTGATCACCTGCCCCACATACTGCCCCATCCCGGCACTGAGTGTCTCGGCAATATAGTTCGTCAGCCGCGTGTAGTTGTCTCCGTTTGTCGCCGCATTTGAGCTTGAGTTATGCCCGCCACGCACGCCCCAAAAACTTCCGGCCGGCTGGGGGTTCGCAATGACATCAAGACCGGCGCCAAGCAGAGCGGTTAGCTCGGCCGTACTATAGCTCGTGGCGCTTCCGCTTCCCGGCGTGCCAGCCCGTTGCGTGCCCACCACACCATAGAGCGGCTTGTTTAGGCTGCTCTGCTCTGGACTGAGGTTTGACAGCCGCCCAGACACGAAGCCTTGCGGACTGACGAGTCGCACCGTTCCCAGCACTGGGTCAGACCAGTATACCCAGTCGCCGAACATGAGCTTCGCTGAATAGCTGTCCAGCCCCGCCCCCTGCTTTACAGCAACGGCGTTTGGGATCGTGTCTCCGCTCGGTCCGGTCAGGATCGCATACAGCCCTTCTTGCTGTGCAAATCCCGCTTGCACCGTCCAGGTCGTGGAGTCGTCGGTATCTGCCAGCACCATAATGCTGCAACCCTGGGCCCGCAGCGCATACATCCCCTTGCGCGGCAGGGTGTCCTGCCCGATCAACTGCGCCGCTGTGACCCCGCTCGCCCCGTCCGTCCCGCCGGTCAGAAACTGCGACGTGAGCAGGCCCGGCACCGTGCCCAATCCAGTTCCAAGCGTGGCGACACAAAGCGCGCTCGGCCCCCGTAACGGACCCTGCCCGTTGTTCACGGCATTGACCACGTTCTGCCAGAACACGGCCGGGCTCGGCGCCGGCAGGTTGTCGAAGCTTTCTACCGCTTGCCCCGGAAAGCCCAAAGTTAGCCGCCAAGTACCCGCGGCACTGCCCTGCTGCAACTGAACCGCGATCTGGTTGCCCTGTGAACCGGAGTAGCGGGCAGTCAGCAGAAGCGGATAACCTCCATTCCCATAGAAGACGGCATAGCTCGCTGCGGTATCCGTCCCATCGGTGACCCGCACGCACCGAAAGGCCTGCGCGCCTTGCTGCACGGCCGTGGCAACCTGCGTGCCCATGTCGAACTTGCGCGCCTGAATGGGGCCAAAAGCTCGCGCATAATCTGCCATCATCCCAACGATGACTGGCTGGTTGATCGGCCCCCAATTCGCCGTCCCAACCAACCCAATGATGTTTGTTGGGACACCATTGATGACAAGGTTCTGTGGAGGAACGATCTGAACATATAGGTCGGGAACGATCAGCGCCGTCGTATTCAGGCTGCCCGCCTGGTAAATCGGCATGGATCAACCCTCCTTCGGCAATGTCACGCGCACCACATGGTCCACGTGCTCGGACCCGGCGATCTTCTCCAACTCTTTTTGATCGGTGACGACGTCACCCACGCGGTACGGCCCGAATGACCGTACCACCACAACTTCCTGCATAGATCATCCCCTCGCTACGTCAGAGCGGCCCTTGGATCAGGCGTCGAACGGAACCCCGTTCACGTCGGCCACCCCAAACAACATGGCCGGCAATGCTTCGGATGTCGTCGTTGGATACTCGATCGAGTAAATCAGATCACGCCGCCAAACGCCGGCCTCGGAGCTTGCGTCCGTGCTGCTGCCGCCTGAACAGCGCAGGCGGCAGTCCCAGCCGCCGACGTCCATGAAGACCTGATCGGCGAGAGCTAGATCAACCACACCAGCCACGAGGTCTCGCACACCCGGATCGGGACACCACAGAGTGACTCGGAATCCGGCCACTTGCCGGCGCAGTTCCCTTCCACCCTGCCCATCGCTTACCACGCGGGCCAGTAGCCCCCGCGCGTTAGGTATCGAGACCATTGCGTCATACGTGTCCGCTTCCCGGTTTGGTGCGATCAGTGACGCGACCGAGCTTGCAACCATCTCCGGCGTGTCGCCGGGTTGCACCCGATACACATAGGTGAGCCCATCAACGAGAACCCCGACCGCCTGCCCCGAAGCCGGAGCCCCGTCAAAGGTTACCGTGTCGTCATCAACCGATACAGTAAGCGTCGCTTCCGGCGGCTCACCTTGCCACTCCGCCGAGTATCGGGTCGTATTGCGGAAGCTTCCAGCCATCGGCTGCACGGTGATTTGAGCCATGCCCCGTGCCAGATCCGCCTCGAGCGCGCCGCTTACTGGCCACCCACGGTAGATTCGGCAGACGACCCCCACCACCGAGTCGCTCTCCGCGCCGTTCGGATACAGCGCCGAGGCAATTTCTGCCGCAAGTGCCTGCTCTACTTCGGCACGATCCGGCACCGCCTATGCCCCCGCCTGACGAACGGAAAGCCTCCAACCAAGCTCGGTTGCCTCCGTTCCGCGCACCAGATACCGCCGACCCTCCTCATCCTGCAGCAGATCGGAACTCAGGATTTCCTTGGGCGTCGTGGGCAACAGCACGCTAAACCCGGCTCGGCCCCCATCCGCCGGAAGCACGCCGCCCCGTGAGCCACTATCGACAATCAGCGATCCCGGCCAGCCCACGAGCATCGGCTGGAGCGTCCCCTCGCTCACTCCGCCATAGCCGCCCAGCCCCGGGCCCACTGCCCCAATCGGGCGCAACACATCGAAAACGACATTTGTCAACACGCAAATCGGTCGCAACATCTGTGGCAATGCCGCAACGAAAAGCACGCCCCGCGGCCCTCGCATGTAGTCGCCCGCAAGCACCGCGACGCTGTCAAACATCGCCCGCAACGCACGCTCATATCCGCGAGGGCGAGTGTAGCCCGGATATCCGCCGTCGAACACGACCGGCAACTGCATGATGCGGTGCTCCGGCGCGAGGGGCCGAACCGGGCCGTGTGGGCGGAATAGATCATAGACATCTCCCAGCACGCGCGCCGCCGAGCCCATGCCGCGGCTCATCCGGTCCTGCGCCGTTGCCGGGTCCATCAGACCACCAAGGGAATTGAGTTGCTGCTGCCGAGATCGGGACCAGGTGGCAGGCCCAAGAAAGAACACAACCGGCGACGCCAGCCATCGAAGAGTCGCGTGCGTTCCTGCAGCTCTGCCGGATTGCGCACCCACTCACCCGCCGAAGCCGTATCCAACCCGACCGCGGCCTCTGGAATCGCCCGCTCAAGCCCTCGCAGCGTGTCCAGGTACTGACGCAATACCGTCTCTTCGGCCGAGCTCAGGTTGTTGAGCCGATACTCCACCATTCCCGCCTCTCGGTAGAACTGCCAGTTCATGTTCCCCGAGTCGTCTGCGCCGATGGCCGGATAGCCCATAAAGCGCCGGGCATCGGTCTTCTCCAGATCGGTCAGCACGGTCCCGGAACCGTTAACCGATGTGCTCGACCATGACTGCCCGCTTGTACGCGGCGTTTGTCGCCGTCGGCACCACCAACGGGTTCGTCATCGTGTCGGACGGCGCGCAGAAGCCCCCGATCCAATACCAGCTCTGGGCGATGATCTGCTGCAGCCGATCAATCGGCTCCCGCGTAACCATGGCGATCCCATCGACGATGCTTACGATGCTGTCGGTCGGCGCAATGTCGCTCTCCGCCATTCCCGCGAAATCGCCTTCGATCAGCGCCCCCTGGCCAACGATGATCGGCCGACGCACCACGGCCCCGGCCAGCGTCGGATGCGGCTGCACATACGCCTCCGTCGTGGGGACGAACCGCAGGCCCAGAAAGTCGTTGATCATACCGCTGCGGAAGACCTGGTTCGCACTCGTCGCGCCCTGGAAGAGCTGCCGGAAGTCGTTGTCGGCAAAGAGCTGCCGAGCACTGACCGGATCAAGGTAGCAATTGTACGCTCCGTCGATCTCTGGCACCGCATTCATCCGAAGCGCGCTCACGGCGTCGAGCAGACAAGCCATCGTCAGCGTGTCCGTCGCACCAATCGCCGCCGTGGTCGCACGAACATTTGGCCGAACGATCACGCTCGCATTCGCCGCTTGCACCGGGTTGCCCAACGCGCCGTCTGCCGCCGTGACGCTCGTGCTGAACGTCAGCGCCCCTGAGATCCCGCCCGGCGTCGTGCTGACGTTGACCGAGTCGGCCGTGGTCCCAGTCACCGTATACACGTCCGACCCGACCGTAACTGCGAGCGGGTTTGCCCCGCTAACCGGGCTCTGGACGCCACTGACGAACGCCATCGTGAACCCACGGATATCGTCAACTGCGAGCGTCGGTCCAGCGGACGAAAGCCCGACCCGCACGCGCGTGTTCCCACCGAAATACGGCGCAAACAGCGCGTTTCGCGCCAGCTCGTCCAAACTCCGTGCCGCCTGCTCGCCATTGATCGCCGCATTCTGCAGAAACTGGCCGGCGATACCGACCCGGCTCGTGACCATGTTCAGGTCCGTCGTGGCCGCGTAGTGATTGATTGTGATCGTGTATTGCTCGACACCCCAATTCGTCGGTGTAAGTCCATTGTCCAGGTTCGTGTTCGTCGAGGCCGGAACAGGGATTGTCACGCTTGGCTTCAACCCGGCACGCGTCTTGGTCAGCGTCTCGCCGATACCAACAGCGAACTCCTCGCGATCTGCGCAGGCGCGGTAACCGAGCCGTGACGCCATCGCCTGCTGGAATTCCCGCTCAAGGAACCCCTGCTGAATAATCGGCTGCAGGATCGCCGGGAAGTTGGAAATGCCCATCTGTCTGCTGTCCCCACCACGAACGGATGCAGACCGGCACGCACAATGCGGCCAGCCCATCGGAAAGAGATCGAACCGA